CTACAAGCTGCCTGGAGTGAACCAGGATTAGTTGTCAGTTATAAATAACTGTCTGACGTTACTCTTTCGAAAGTGAAAGGCACAGAGATGTGGTCATCGAGGTCTTCGGACCGGACCAAGGAAAGGTTGCACGTGCTGCGGAAACCACTTAAGGCATGTGTAGTCAAGACTTGGTATGAGAATAAAACTCTATAAATTGAAATATAAGAATAAAACTTCAAATTGAGTTAACCTTAGCTTTGTAAGGAATGGTAGTAGTCTACTGCGGGTTACCTCACATCATAATCGTTGATGTGTACGTAACAATGTCCCAGAAACAAACTGTAAAAATAGGAACCTGAGACCAACAGTAAACGAGCACGCAGAACTCCCTGCGAATCAAAGTCAGTAACCCACTGTAAAAATGGGAACTCAGAATAAAACTGTATAAATTGAGACGGATTGTTACAATGTTGCGCGTCTTGTTACTTGATGGAACACCACCTGATAGTAATCTGACAACCACCACCTTAATGAAAGGAGTTGTACTGTCTGTCGAAAATCCCCAATCAGTTTAAACTTCGTACGCTTAACGCTCTATATGGGAAGAGCTTTGCGGGCGAAGGTGAACTTGGTGTCTCATTCTGGCTTTAAGCTGGAGTGTTGTGGCCATAGGGTACGCTCTTAGGAGTAGCCTTAAAGTAAGCTATAGCGGCACGACTCGCTATACCGGACAACAAATCAGAAACTAGTTGAGATTTTCGGTACCATGTGTTCAGGTCGAAAGGTATCGTTGCTCAAGGTTATGGCAACCGCGTGATAGCCTAGTTTCTTTAATTATCAAGACCAAACCCCTTTAAACATATATACCAGGAAACGGCGAGGAGTATGGAATGGTCACTAACGGTGTTAGTGTTCGTTCCCTTCTCCTCCCCGAGTACTGGCGTAGAATTCAGGTTTTCTCTGTCCACTATAAGTGATGAGATTATTGCTCTGCGACGGGTGATATTTCAATGATTCGCGAAAAGTGGGGTGCAGAGAGCCTCGGTGATTTTAATGAAAATGTCTTTTTCCAAAATTCAGATGCGTCGTGTGTGGAGACAAGGAAGTAGTGTTACGGAGACAATTCCAGTGCGCAGAAATTTGCCTCAAGGAGTCGGAGTGATTGGACAAGATTCGTCGAATGTGAGTGTTGTGATTAGAGGAGCAATGAGAGAGATTCCAGCGTGTGTGTATGAGAGTGCAAAGTCGATTATGGATGCTCAAGGTTTGTGTAGTGAGATTGCATTGGATCACTTCTTGAGTTTGTTGAACGAGGAGACGTGTTGTGACGAAGGAGTGTTCTCGGACGTGATTGAAGATATGCAAGATTTCGTTGAATTGAGCGGAGGAGAGTGTAATCTTGTTTACAAGGTTGCTGGTGTGTATTTGGATGATTGTAAGTGTCCCCTCACTTATTTCCCATCCGGATATACAATGGTTTGCATAATCAATGAAGGTGAAGCCGGTCATTGTTTGGCAGTGTACTCAGGAGAAGAAGTGTTGATCAAGAATAATCTTGTGGTTGCTCTTGGTTTACTGATGAGTGCAGGAACATGGGCTTTTGGAGCCAGTGGAAAGCCATGTTTCAGGATGTTGCCTTTGATGTTGGCAGCTCTGACAATTCCCTTTTCTTTTGAATTGGGTTTGTTGAGTGTGGCCATTGTTGCGTATTTGGTTGCGTCAAAAGAATATAAACCGACGTTAACCCATAAGGTGAAGCCGTCGCGTGTTGTTGAGGCCAGACTGCAGATGTTTGGACTTGGTGAAACGCATAAGAAGTTGGATGACTTGTTGGATGCGATGAAGACTACCAGCTCGAATTCTAGTGATTTAATCACCAGTCTTCTTGGTATTCTTCGTCCCGACGATTCATTCTTGGACGGAGCTGTCTTTAACGGTCTCATGAAGATCATTAGAGTTGGTGTGAACTGTTCTATGGCTAAAGATAACTTGAAAGTGTGGAACTTTTTGTTTAATGTAGCCTCGGAATTTGGACCCCAGTCAGTTAAAATACTGACACCAATTCTATCGTCTCGCATAGGAGTCAATGGTCGCGTCGTTGATGGACAACGGCAAGGTATTGATGACTTTGTGTCAGAGCTTTCTGATGATGAAGATGCAGGAGAAGATGGCAACTTATCGGACAAATTACGTGATTTCTTCGGTGAGAATCGGACTATGACTAGACTTGGAATGGCTGCCTCATTAGCGTTGCTATTGCAAATCGCCATCGGAGTACCAGTTACTACGGATGTGGACCGGATGTTGAAGTTTTTCGGAGATCGTGCTCGTAACATGAATAATGTTCTCACTTTTGGCAAGAATTCCTCGGATCTTTTCCAAGGAGCTGCTGATTGGGTTATCGAAACGCTTTTGCCAGGTTTTGGTAAAGTTGAATTAGATGACTATGTAGAAGGTTATGACGCTTGGGCTAAGGAGGTGCTCTCATTAAGTGACCCCCAGAACCCAGTGCATGTTCGAGTGCAGAAAGAAAAACAATTGGTGTTTCAGATTGAGCGTTTGTACAAGACTGGTGTCGAATACTCCAGTATTGTCAAGGGACTTAGGGTGAAACCCGTTCTAGTTGAGCACTATCAAAAAGTGTTCAAGGCGATCGAGAGTTACCGTAAGTTGTGTGACTATACTGGCGTATTTGGCAACAGACCCCGTGCTAAGCCGTTGGTGGCGTATCTTTTTGGTGCGTCAGGAGTTGGAAAATCTGGAATGTCGTGGCCTTTAGCTTGTGATTTGAATGCATTCTTTTCAGATTCACTTGAACAATCTAACAACTTTGCAGGCGAGATTTATTTCCGTAATGTGGAACAGGTGTTTTGGGATGCTTATTGCGGACAAAACATCTGTGTGTATGATGATTTTGGTCAACGTGTTGATTCACAATCATCAAACAATGAGGAGTATATGGAATTAATCAGAACCAGCAACATTGCACCTTATCCGTTGCACATGGCCAGTATTGAGGAAAAGAAGAGGACTAAGTTTGTGTCCAAGGCTATTATTCTTACGAGTAATAGACTTGAACAGAAGGTTAGCTCTTTGACATTCCCCGATGCTGTGTTCAGACGCATAGATATTTGCGGTGAAGTTCAAGTAAAACCAGAATTTACCAAGAAGTGTTTCTCGCAAGAGCTTAACGAATCGGTAGATAGACTGGACAGGACGAAGACGAATGGTCCGGTAGATACAAGAGTGTATATGATCAAGTTATATGACCCGGAATCGAAACGCCCCCTCAGAACGCAAGATGGACAGGATGTTGTTGTTGATTATGAAGATTTCGTTGCGATGTGTTGTGCCAAGGCCAATCAAACATACAGTGATTCTATGGAATTTAATGCTCAATTGAGCCACCGTATGACATTGGATCGGATGCAGAAACTGAAGGTTTATGGAGGTATACTGCCTCATGAATCTTACAAGACTCCATTCGAAAGGATAGTAGATGAACACACCCGCTCCGTCAATGCTGATACACAAGGAATTTCGCAAGCCTTATGGTTTGTTCGAAATTTCGGACTCCGTGAAAGTCTGAGTGTATCTGCGTTGGCAGTTCGTAATTGGATCACTTCACGTTTCGTACGACCCAAAGGCTATCAAACTCTTTATGAGGGAGAGACGCCCGTCTTATCGTACGATTACATGAAAGATACGTATTATGGATTGAAATCTAAACTGTCATCTGAGGATTTACGTCTAAGTTTGAAAAAGAGATATGAAACGATTGCGACTCTTCGCAATTTGCTCATTGTCTTAGGACTTGTCAGTGCAGGCCTAGGATTGTGGTATTTCTCCAAACGTTCTCGCACTCAGCGTGTTGTGACGGCTACAAAAGCCGAAACGACACGGGCCATGATGGTCAAGTGTAGAGATATTTTGGAAAGCCCCTCTATTCGAACGGAAGCGTCATCCTCAAATGACTTTCACACCCCTTCCGTGAGACGCCCTGTTGTTGAAGCATCATCTTCTGGTGATCAACATACAAGACGCGTCCCACGCCCCGGATTTGAAGCAACATCCTCTGGTGACAATTTCACTCGTGTTTTGAACGCGAGAGTCGTTGAAAGTGCATCTTTTGCACCCAACGCGGAGAAGAAATTGCTCACGGAAGCCGCATCATCAGCGGACCAAGTGACCAAGTGTAATCCCCGAATTGAAACTGAGGCTTTTGCTTCTGGTGATGGACAAACCCGAACGACCCCTCGAGCTAAGTATGAAGGAGAGGAAGTTGAGATGCAAGCATGGGCGGATCGAGCTGCAGGTGACATTATTAGTCACCGAATTCTCTCCAACCTATACCGAATTTATTCCGACGGAGACCCTTGTCTGAATGGCTTGTTCATTCGTGACACCATTATGTTAGCACCCCTTCACCTTCGGCAATTGTTGAAGAAAGACAAAAGTGTAACAATTATTAATGGTCTCGGAACTAAGTTCGAGGTGCCCTATGATACTCTAAAATTTGTGAATGTTAGGAACGACAGGAACAAAGAGTATAAGGACGCCATGCTGATTCAATTTCCCCGGTATGTTCATGGTCATACTGACTTGGTGAAGCATTTTCAGAAGATGCCTGAACTGAGTTACCGTGCAGCCAATGTGTGTATTCCGTTGATTCGAGACGTGGGCGCACAAAGAATCTTTACGATTCTTGGTAATACCCAAGCCAATTTCGAAGCAATCCTCTTGAAAACAGAGAATGGTGATATTAACATCAGGAGTGCGATCTCGTATCGTCTCAACACCATCGCTGGAGATTGTGGCGGACCCGTTATTTGTAATGAGTCTAAAATAATCAGAAAGATTTGCGGAATCCACATTGCCGGGTCTAGTGACGGGAGTGAAGCTTATGGACAATCAGTAACACAGCAGGATTTAATCGATTCGTTGAATAAATTCTCTTCTGTGATCATTACGGATTTGGACAGTTTGCCTAACTTTGTACCACGCGAGGCATCTCTTCAATGCAACGTAGAGTACTGCAAGAGTGAACTCGTTGAACTTCTTGGATTGCCAGCCGATACTTTCGGGTTCGCTGGTAATTGTTCACGAGTGCCCTACACTCCTTGTAAAACCGACATTAGACCATCAGTTATCCACGGATATACTGACACTTTGACCAAACCCGCCCTTCTCTATCATCGTGATGTGAATTTACTTCACAAAAACGTTGAGAAGTGTGCGGTGAACACCCCCTTCATATCCCGGAGTGAAGTTATGAGAGCAGTTGACGAAGTAAAGCCTAAACTCTTGAGCGGAGAATCAAGGAGAAGACTCGCAAGAGTTCTCACCTTTGAGGAAGCTGTCTCAGGGAGCGATATTTCTGAATATACTGGTTCGATTAACCGATCTACTAGCCCCGGGTATCCCTGGACGCTGGAACGTAAGTGTGGTAGTAAAGGTAAGACGCAGTGGTTAGGTGAAGATTCATACATCTTCGATGAAACCGTGCGTGACGCCGTAAATGAGCGAATCAAGTCCGCCGAGCGTGGCATACGGATGCCAACAGTGTGGACTGATACCTTGAAGGACGAGCGAAGACCTGTGGAGAAAGTCAATGCCCTGAAAACGCGAGTTTTCAGTTTTGGACCTTTTGACTACACCATTGCCTTCAGAATGTACTTCCTTGGATTCATCGCACACATCATGGAGAATCGCATCGCAAATGAGCAATCGATTGGAACTAACGTGTATAGTTCCGATTGGGCGCGCACCTTTGCAAAGCTGCAGACGAGAGGTTCTCGTGTGTTTGCTGGTGATTTCTCAACCTTTGATGGCACTTTGAATTCATGTATCATGTCAGAGTTTGCTGCAGTAGCGAACGCTTTCTATGATGACGGACCCCTTAACGCCAAAGTCCGTGAAGTACTGATGTTGGACGTGTTTAATTCAATTCACCTCTGTGAAAATGTTTTCTACACGTGTACTCACTCTCAACCTTCTGGTAATCCCTTGACCACTATTTTGAACTCTTTCTATAATAGTGTGTCAATGCGAATTGCTTTTTACCGTGTTGTTGGCAACAAGTTCAACTTCGATGACCATGTTTCTATGGTATCGTATGGAGATGACAACGTTGTTAACATTACCGATGTGGTCAGTGCAGTTTTCAACCAGGAAACTTGCACCCAAGCTTACGCTTCTTTTGGAATGACCTATACCGATGAGGCCAAATCCGGAGTTATTGTGCCTTACAGAAACATCAGCGAAGTTGCTTATCTCAAACGAGGTTTTCGACAGGAGGATGGATATGTAAGAGCACCGATGTCTTTGGACACTGTGATGGAAACACCGCAGTGGTATAGAGACTGCCCAGATAGCCTTCTTGCTTGCAAGATGAATCTGGAGAATAGCTTGATGGAATTGGCCTTACACCCAGAGGAAGTTTTTGATGAGAAGTCCAAGTTAATGATTGATGCTTTTTACACCAGGACTACGATGTACCCGGATGCTAAATCGCGTTCAACTTATCTTGCACTAATCAACGAAGACTACTTCTAGTTAAGTCGTAGTAGACTGCGCCTGGGCAGTGTAACCCACTCGTTTTGGCTCCACCAAAAATGGAGGCGATTCCTGTGGGCTCAGCTGGCCAGGATAAGAGGTTGGCGTATTCAGTGGAGACTGTTTTACGCTCATAACCTAGCATGCCCTAAACACAAGACTAAGCTCATAGATATATTATGTGCACTCACGTAATCGTGACACCGCTATTATATTAAGATGATAAGATAACTTATCACGACTATGGACGCTGAACTTTTTACGAG